ACAGAACACAGCGAGATTTAGAGTCGCTGCCTGTGGGCGTAGATTCGGCAAGACATTTCTGGCACGCAATCAAATAGCCAAATTCGCCAGCAGACCTGAACAACGTGTTTGGTATATTGCTCCCAGTTATCGTATGGCCAAACAGATCCTTTGGCAATCACTGAAAAAGAAACTCATAGAGATTAATTGGGTCAAACGCATTAATGAAAGTGATCTCAGCATAAGATTAGTCAATGGCAGTGAAATAGCCTTAAAAGGTGCTGACAACTATGACAGTCTCAGAGGAGTAGGCCTAAACTTTGTCATATTTGATGAATGTGCAGACATAGATCCTGAAGCTTGGTTTGAAGTTATCAGACCCACTCTAAGTGATACCAATGGACACGCCTTATTCCTAGGCACTCCCAAAGGCACGAACTGGTTCAAAGACCTATGGGATAGAAGCACCACTGACGCACGTTGGGCCAGTTTTCAATATACCACATTGGAGGGTGGACGTGTTCCGCTTGAAGAGATTGACAGTGCCAAGCAGGACTTGGATGCAAGAACATTTAGACAGGAATATGAAGCCACATTTGAAACATTCAGTGGGCGTATTGCCTATGCATTCCTAAGGCAGATACATATACTAAAGTTAGACATTTTAGATACTAGGGTAATACATGTGGGCATGGACTTTAACGTGGATCCCATGTGTGCAGTCATATTAATACAGCAAAAGGACGCATTATATGCCATCGATGAAATCCACCTCCGCAACTCAAACACCAACGACGTCGCAGTTGAACTCCAGACTAGATTCCCTAGAAGCAAAATCATCTGTTATCCAGATCCAAGTGGAGCAAGTCGCAGAACAAGTGCAGGAAGTCAGACTACTGATCACACGATTCTCAGAAACGCTGGATTTGAAGTTAGAGCGCCTAGAGCGCATAATCCGATCAGGGACAGGATTAATGCATTGAACAGTCGTTTGATGAATAATCAGGGCGTTGCCAAGCTGTTTTTTGATCCTAAACTTAAATACTGTATAGAAAGTTTGGAGAAGTATTGTTATAAAGATGGCACATCGATTCCAGACAAAGGCGAGTATGACCACATGTTTGATGCACTAAGTTATTGCGTGGATTACTTATACCCAATTAAGAGAGACCTACCATCAGAAGCCCCGCAGCGTTGGGCACACAACATTTAAGGATACGCAATGAGTTCAATGACTATTTTAATGGAGCAACTGGCTAGAACAGTTAGTGTTAATACTAGCTATAATGATCTTAAAGAAAGTTGGCAATACTATCTTGAAAGTTATCTAGGTGGTGATGACTATCGCAGAGGCAGTCATCTAGTTCGTTATCAATTAGAAACAGACAGAGAGTATGGTGCTAGATTGGCATCAACTCCCTATGAAAATCATTGTCGTAGTGTAGTAGGCATTTATACCAGTTTTCTTTTTAGACAAGATCCAGAACGTCATTTGGCTAGTTTAGATCCATATGCAGAAACAGCCAGCTTCTTAGAAGACGCAGACATGGAAGGACGCAATCTAAATGCTTTCATGCGTGATGTGACTACTTGGGCCAGTGTGTATGGACATGCATGGGTCATAGTGAGCAAACCCAATTTGGGAGCAGCCACTAGACAAGATGAAATCACTTTGGGAATCAGACCTTATTTGAGCCTAATAACTCCCCTAAGTGTGTTGGATTGGCACTATAAGAGAACAGATAGTGGTTATTATGAATTGAACATGCTAAAGTATGTGGAGGACATCACAGGCAACAGCATTACTATTAAAACATGGTATCCAGATCGTATCTTAACAGAACAGTTAGACAGTCAAGTGGGCAAAATGGCCATGTTAAACACTGAAGAAAATCAACTAGGATCAATTCCAGCAGTCTGTATCTATAATACTCGCAGTGCTGTAAAAGGCATAGGCATCAGTGACTTAGGTGACATTGCTGACCTATGTAAGTTTATCTATAACATGACATCAGAAGTAGAACAAAGTCAAAGATTAGATGCACACCCAAGCCTAGTTAAGACACCAGAAACAAATGCTGGCACTGGAGCAGGCTCAATTATTACCATACCTGAAAACATGGACCCAGGACTTAAACCTTATCTATTAGAATATAATGGAGCATCAGTGGACAGTCTTTACAAATCAATCAAACATGCACAAGACACCATTGACAAACTAAGCTGTTTGGGTGCAATGCGTGGCACTGATGCTAGAGTTATGAGTGGTATTAGTCGACAGGTAGAATTCCAAATGCTCAATGCCAAGCTTAGTGAAAAGGCTCGTAATTTGGAATTGGCAGAAGAACAGATATGGCAGTTGTTTGCAGCATATATGGGTATGACTTGGGATGGAGAGATTTCCTATCCAGACAACTTCAGTATAATTGATGAAGAAGATGAATATAAGAAATTAGAGATTGCTCGACGTGCTGCCACAGGACCTGAAGCATTAAGACTCATTGACCAAAAGTTAATGGATCTAATTCAAGAAGATGAAATTGACAGTGCTCACGTTATGACTAATCCTACGACCAATAACATAGTCTATGTAGAAGACAGTGTGCAACATGATCAAGCTTTAGCCCAAGGCTATACCATGGAACCTAATCAAACACAAGGAGTTTAACATGCCATTAAAGAAAGGATACGGAGCTAAAACCATTAGCCAAAATATTAAGACAGAAATCAAAAAAGGACATAGTCAAGCACAGGCAGTGGCCATGGCATTGACATCGGCTCGTGAGAGTGCTCCTAAGTCAATGAAAGCCAAGTTTACCAAAAAGAAATAAAGGACTGCTCCATGTTTTATGTAGATAACAATCCCTTACCAGAGCGTGGCATGAGAACTAAAAAGAACAAGGGCACTCGTCCTGTTAAGAAATAATGGCATCCAAGCCCATATTCAAGGGCAGCTTATGTAAAGGCCGGTGTGGTGGACATCGTGCTGGATGGAACTATGCCAAGTCAGGTGGCACCACACCCAGCAAGTATAGTCGAAGTTTCAATAATGGTATGAAGATTTACCTAAAAGAATTACCAAGACGTAGAAGGTAAAATTATTTTAGGTCCAAGTTGGGTAATATGCGTAGATCCCGCATCTTATAGATCCAATACCAAAGTTCTTTATTATATTGTTCAGCCAGTTCTGTATGTTTGGTATACAATTCAGTATAATAATCAATATTGGCTGCAATGGCCTGTGCTGACATGTCTTGTTCAGTATTCATAGTGATTCCTTTTGAATATTTAAGTATATAGGCTAAAATTAGCTGTTTTTGTCAATTCTTTATAAATAGAATTATGGACGGTGGTCATTGGCTCTATGCCTTGGCCATTGCTTCCACCCAACAATACTCTTAAAGGAGAGGCGAGCTACAATGAGCGAACAAAACATTGGTGAGGTGACTGACAACACCGTAGATAACAGTCAGGAAGCAGTAAAGACCTACACACAAACAGAAGTAGATGCAATGATGGCCCGTATGAAAGGTTCATTAGAGAAGAAACTTCTCAAGCCCTATCAAGACCTAGGTGATCCAGATGAGCTTAGACAACTTCGTGAAGAAGCCAATAAGCGTCAGCAGGAACAGCAGATCAAGAGGGGAGAGTTTGAAAAGACTCTACAGGAATTAGCTGCCAAAAAAGACCAAGAGATCAGCAAGAGAGATCAGATCATTAGGGAATACAAATTGAACACACCTTTATTAGCAGCAGCAGCCAAGTTTAAGGCAGTTAATGCTGAGCAGGTCAAGTCATTGGTCAGTCCTTATGTGGGTCTCACAGCAGAAAACGAAGTAGAAGTTCGAGATGCACAAGGCCATGTTCGATATAAAGATAATGGAGAAGCCATGGGAGTTGAAGACCTGGTCCAGGAATTCCTCACATCCAATCCACATTTTGTCACTGCTGGAGCATCAACAACTCACACCAAGAGCAGTGTTCGCAATGCACAGCCCAGCACTCTAGATGTAAGCAAATTAGACATGCGTAATCCAGAGCACAGAGCCTTGTATAAGGAACACAGAAAAAGTTTAGGATTACATTAACTAATTAAAGGAGCCTATCATGGCAACAGGATTGACCAATACCACCAGCCTTAATGACTTACTACCAAGTATTGTCGCTGAGGCATTATTCGTAGCTAGCGAGCGTTCAATTATGCGTGGACTAGTTCGTAATTACACATTAAACCCAGGACAGGGTAAGACAGTGACAGTTCCAATTTATCCAAAAGTAACTGCTGCTGCTCTAACAGAAGCAACTGCTCCAACTGCCACACAAGTGACCACTGACAGTGCAGTATTAACAGTCAGTGAAGTTGGTCTAACAGCCACAATCAGTGATTTGGCCATGATGGCCAGTGCCACAAATGTGGTTGCTGACATTGGCCGTTTGTTTGGTGAAGCAATTGCTCGTAAGATTGACAGTGATCTATTCAGCAATGTGTCAAGTCTTAGTGCAGGCGTTGGCAGTGCCTCAACCACAGCTACTCCAGCATTGGTTTTCCAAGCTATTGCCAAATTGCGTAGTCAAGGTTATGACACAGCTATGGACTGTGCAATCGTCATGCATCCAAACGTAGCTTATGACGTGGCCAGCACATTAACCAGCACATTTGCTGCTCCAGCAAGTATGATTGGTAATGATGCATTGCGTGATGGCTTTATGGGCACATTGGGCGGTGTTCCAGTTTATCAAAGCAGTTTGGTAAACAACACTGGCACCACTGGTGATTACAATTGCGTAATTTTCCATCGTGATGCATTTGGTCTAGCAGTAATGCAGGACATTAAGATTGAAACTCAGCGTCAGGCTGCTTTACGTGGTTATGATATTGTTGGTAGTGCAATTTACGGTCATGGCATTCTTTACAATGCTGCTGGCGTATATGGCCAATTTGATTCAACCATTGAGTAATTAGGAGTAAAGTTATGGCCTTCGTCTACGTCAACAACACAGTTCGTGCATTTGCAGCTTATGCAGATGTGGTAAACATGGATCAAAGATTGTTTGAATCCAACGAAGGCCTAACCAGCTCAGTGATTGATGGCTTTTTAGTTCGCAGCACAGAGCGTATACTCACACAGATTAGATTAACTGATTGGTGGAGGGAACTTTACATTCATTGTTTTCCCAATGCCAATTTTCAGGGAGATGTAAATCTTCCCGCAGTTGATGCCAATCTAATTCTTAAACGTCATAATGACTTTACGGATTTATGTGTGCAGTATGCGCTCTGGCAATATATTCTACCAAGAATTGCAGATTTCAGCAAAGAAGACAATGCTGAACGTGCCAAAATAGGTTTCTATCAAGCACGTTACAACAGTTTATTTGATGAAATCATTCGTGCAGGTGATTGGTATGATATTAATGATGACAGCACAGTTGAACGTGTTGAAAGACTAGAAGGCAATCAAGTTATCAAGAGAATTAGATGAGATCAACTATATTAACCTACCTCCAAGCACAGACATTCACTGGTTTCACAGTCAGTGATAAATTGCCTTGGGAAGACAGTGTGGGCCCTTTATACCAACACAACAAAAAGACCATTTATGTTGATGTTAGTGACACAGAGCAAACCAGTCAGGTTGATACATTTGACTCACGAGGTTTTGTTGATGAAGTTATCACTGTGCGTGTTTACTTGATGAATGACGCAAAACAACTACCCACAGGTTATGACAGTTTAGTCGAAGTAGTCAAAGGAGCAAGAACAACCACTGGCACAGAAATGTATCAGCAAAGAACTGTTCAAGTTACTAGAGCTTACCAAGGCGACAACTTATTAACCACTTTTGTATTCAAGTTCAAAAGAACGTTAACCAATTAAAGGAATAAATTATGGCCTACGCAAATCCCAGTCCAGGAAACAGTAACGCACAAGTATTGTTATATTTGAACGTTATTGGATCCGCAGCACCCTCAGCAGTTGTCACAGGCGATCCAGCCACAGCAATTGCCATGGGCACCACATTAAATGTGCCTGCCCTACAAGATGTTACCATTAACGCAGCTAATGATGTGTTTACTTGGAGCCAATTGGATAGTTCAGCTAAGTTGAGCATTGCCACAACTAGCACCAACAGCATCAGTGGAAACATTGTTGTTGACCCAACTACATTCTTTGGAACCTCAATCACAGCAGCCAGCACCACAGCAGTGGCAGTTCAAGGCCTATTAGGTCTAAGTCGCAACAAGACCAAAATCGCATTTGCCTTGAGATTCTTAGATTCTGTGCCAGATGGAACATCAACCACAACCAATGACCGTTGGATCAAGGGTCTAGGTTACATCACTGGTCTAGCACCAAAAGTATCAGCTGACCAACCAGTATGGGTTACTCCATTTACAATCACTGTAACTGGAGAATACCTAATTGCTGAAACAACTGCAACTTAATCATATAAGTTCGGTGGAAAAGGGGCATTACCTGCCCCTTTTTTTATAACCCGCTAAATATTATGGACGTATTAAAAGATAAAACAAGACAGGAATTGTTACAAAGTCTCCTAGCTGAAACAGCCAAGAGCAAAAGTGAATTAGCCACAGTTAGGGCTGATTTAGAGAAGATTAACAGTAGGATAGGTTTCTTATTGGTAGTTATAAATCATTTAATGACTAGAAAGGATTAACAGATGAAATTAAGTCAATTAGCAGCAAAACCACAGCTCGTCATGTTCACAGTGGACAACGAGGAAATCGTAAAAAAATACAATGAGCCCCTAGACTTTTATAGTTGGGATCGTCAACCATTGGAAGTATTCATGAAGTTGGCCAGTGCTCAACAACAAAATATGGGGGACATGATTGAGATTATCAGACCCCTAATCTTAGATGAAAAAGGCAAGCCAATCATTGATGGTGATGTCATGTTGCCCAGTGATGTGCTAATCGCAGCCATTGCCAAAATTGTAGAACGCCTGGGAAAGTAGTAGGAGAGGAACCAGACTGGACTGATGCCAATGTTATGATGATGTTAAGTCTGGACAACCTCGCACACAGATATAGTGTTTTACCAACGGAGGCATTGATGAGAGGGACTACATTGGATTTGCGTGTTTTAGATGTCAGTGCTCGTTGGCAACAACACCAACAACGGGGTGACTCATTACCACGTGCAGCCACATTGAATCAACAAGATATGTTGTCAATGTTAAAGCAGGCTCAACAAACTAGGATTGACTAATGCGAGTAGTAGTTACCAAGGTCAATGATAACATCTCAGCTAGCATTATTAGGCAAGCAGGTGATATGAAAGGTGTGCCCATTAAGGCACATCAATATTTTCGTTCAATTACTCCTAAAGACACTGGTAATGCTCGTAATCGAACTGTGTTATCAGGCAACACAATCATAGCCAATTATCCATATGCAGTAAGATTGGACAAAGGTTGGAGTAAGCAAGCACCCAAAGGCATGGTTGAACCTACTAAACGTTTCATTGAGCAGTTAATCAAACAGAAGTTGAGGAAATAACATGGCAGATACCACCTATAGCATAGCCATTGATACCAGTGGTGCTGAAAATAGTTTAAGAAGCCTACAAAATATGTTAGGTGGTATTGGTGCTGCTATCACGGCAGCATTCAGTTTTAGAGAACTGACCAATGTGGCAGCCAGTTTTGAAGATTTAAGAATAAGTCTTGAAATACTATATGGCAGTGTTAAACGTGGTAATCAAGTATTTGCTGACATTAAGAAGTTGGCCAGTGAAACTGTGTTCAGTGTGGAGGATCTTACCAACACCGTAATCAAACTAAAAGCAAGTGGTATTGAACCTACTGTTGAATTATTAAAGTTGTTTGGTGATGTCAGCAGTGTCAGTGCAGATAAAGTTGGTGCATTACAGGCCATAACTGACCTATATGCTAGAACCACAGCAGGTGGATTAGGCTTAGAAGATCTTAATAGACTGGCAGACAGAGGCATACCAGTATTCACTATCTTACAAGAAAAACTAGGCCTAACTAGATTAGAACTTACTGCTCTTGGACAGACCAGTGAAGGTGCCAAACTAATCTTAGATGCACTGGAAGTTGGACTCAGTGAAAAGTTTGGTGG